TTGCCATTAGTATCTCCATTGTTATAAATTAATTCAATCTTATGTTTGCCCTGGTATTTTTCAGGCTTTGGTGTCAGCTTTTTATCATGCACTAAACCCTCAATATAATCTTTCAAAAGCGAACCCATGTAGTCTTCATAATCTTGATTACGTTGAATCTCCCATATTTTAGTGTGCTTGGGTGTCCAATTTACAAGATGTGTTTTCTCAATATCATGCCCTTGGTGGCTCATTATCATCTGCTGACCATAAACCTGCCATAAATGCTCTTCAGGGAACTCAGAATAGGTGTTTTTACCCATAGCTGAACACTTAATCTCAATCAAACATGTTCCTGACAATCCATCAGGCGTTGTTGATAATCCAATTCCATCATGCCAACCTGGAATAACGAAACTTTCCTGTTCATCAAGAATGTATTTTGGCATTTTACGATTCAACTTAATCCATTTAGCTACGCCATTGACTTCGTGTTTTGTGCCCCAGTCGATGTACTTGGTGTCCCAAATCTTTTTCTGTGTACATGTCTTGTCATACTCTAATTGCTTTTTGCGTGATGTCCTAAGTCCCATGCAGTATGACTTAAACATCGAGCTTCTTAAGTTCTCAATCACTCTCATACTCCTTGTTCTCTGCTATAGCTTCAGCGATTGCCTGTTCATTGGTTTTTTTTCTTTGCTCTTCTTGTTCTGCTTCTTTGAATCCACTTGATGGTGCAAAGTCATCGCCCATCATGTCAGATTCTGTGTACATTCCTGAGTTTGTCAGTTCTGTTACAACCCTATCGAAAGCCCTTTTCTGCGCCATTGCAGTAGGATAAGCATTTTTGTTGTTTCTTGGGTGTGCTTCGCCTAACGCTGAACATTGTCGATCTCCCCATGTGCCTGTTACCTGGCATACAACTATGCCCCTATGCACATCACACTCAACAACCTCATACTTGCCAAAGATTATGCCTTCTGTTTCAGCAACTCTTTGCATTGTTGGGTGCGTTGGTACTGCTTTACCATGACAGTCCCAGTAAGATTTTCTTTCTAAGTTATATTTCTTATGCCATTCGTATTGGTGTGAAGTCATACCTAATTCTTGCACTAACTCCTGGTCTTCTTTTGGTAATTTATCTAGTTTCATTGTCATTATCCTCGTTTTTTAGATGTTCTTGGTGCATTTCATCGCTGGTTTTGTTTAGATTTTGCTCTAACCAGTCAATAAAATCTTTTTTTGACTTTGTCTGATGTGCCTCACGCACCTCAAATAGTGTAAAAATGTCCATGATTTATCCTTGTTTTGTTTACTTTCTTAATTCTAAAGGAAGATTAATCAAAAAACAACTTAATTTGGACTTCAATTTAAGATAATATTAATATATATTAAATACACACACATACATAGATGTATATGTGTATGTGTATATAAAATATAAAAGTAGATATATATATAATATATATATATATAAAAACAAGGAGAAAAAATGAGCAAAGAGGAATTTGATTATTTCTGTACTCAATGTAACCAGGCCTATCCTAAACAGCTGGTTATGAATGAAACAGAAAAGAACTTTATGGCTGTTGCAATAAGAGATTACACAGTAAAAGATTGCATGAACGCCCTGGCATTGCATGTTCAGAAATCAGAGTGGCGACCTAAGGTTTGTGATATAACAAAATATCTTCAGCAATCAGATCAACAGATTCTAAATACATTCCAAATGTTTTTTGACAGAAAAGAAGTTGCTGACAAAAGGGCTGTCGATATTTACAGGAGAATGGGTGGTTTGAAGCTAAACAAGATGACGATTACTCAGCTAGAAGACAAAAAAGAATTGTTCCTGTCGCTTTACAAACAAGGTGAAGCAGAGGAAAAGTTTGATGAGTTGCCAAAATCAATACAAAATAAACTAATTGGAATTATAAAATGATTGAGTTCGGTAAGGGGGATAGGCAAAGACCTGTAGATAAAGATAAATATAATAAAAACTATGATGAAATATTCAGGAAAAAGAATGACAAAACAAAAGATAACACTAAAAAAAACTGATAGAACAGGAAAAGTTATCAGACAACACCAAGTAAGCGTCTACCAGGAGTGCGTAGATAAATTAAAATTACTTTCTAACAACCATAAGGATTGTGTTGAGGATTACAACATGGCTATCACTAAAGATGAAGCTGATGTGTGTAAGATTGCTGCAAAAAAAGCATTTGACAGGCTAGAAAGTTATGCAAATTCTGTGATTGAGTTCACAGATGAAATAGAGAAGAAACATGACTATAAAATTAACTGATGAAGCAGCAGAACAGTATTTAGAACAGTACAGAAAACATGGTATGAGCTATGCTTTTCACAACTCTGAGCTAAATAAATTTGAGCGTAAATTAGATTTTCAAAAAGCATCTAACCTTGTATCTAACCAGGAGAAAGTTAGCGTAACCCACGCAAAAGCACAGGCTACAGCTAATGAAAACCTATTAGATATCATGGAAACCATTGCACATCATGAGCACGAAAGAGACAAATCTTATACAGAAATGCACTACTTCAGAATGAAGTTCGATGGTTGGAAGGCAGAGACTTTTAGGAAATCTAACGAAGAGTATTTTGAACAAAAAGTATATACAAAAACATAGGAGAAAAAATGAAACTATTCAAAATTTATAATAAATTAACAGACAACGCTAACAAAGAATATAAATTTCTAGCACAATGCAAGTCTAATCATTTAGACAAGGCACGAGAAATAATAGCATTTTTAGAGGAGCAGGATATAGATTTATACAGAATGCCTGATTACGATAACAGCGATGAACCGAATACTGGAAGTGGTTTTTATCTTTTTAACAAAGAAGCGACAGTTTTCGACAGAATGGGAGTAGAAAACATAAATACAAGAAGAGACGCAGAAGATATATATGAGAAAAATTATGATAGACCTGATGTTTATATAATAGCAATGGCATTACAAAAAATATTCGGAGATTATGATACTGCGCCAGGAGACAATAATGCACAAAGTAAAAGTCAATAAAAATTACCATGGCGTATTGTCTGTGCGTGATTATGATTGCATAAAGGGAGTAAAGCTCGGGGGTATGCAAGTTGTACACAATGGGAAAATAGTCCTGGAAATAGATCCTGAAGGGTTAAACATGGCTTTGAGGAACAATCCTAACAAAGCAAACAAGTCTAAGTTTCCGCCATTTAATACATACAAGCTGGTAGATTTTAGATATTCTAAAGAAGAAACAGAAAGCAAACAAACTACGCTGTTATGAGGTAAATAAATGATAACTAAAGATGATATAAGTAAAAAAGATATGATCGATGCTATAAACGAAATCGAAAGTATTCAACGAGTTTATGATGCAAAAAACGAGGATAATTGGAGTGAAGGAGATTATGCAAAAGGTTTTAGTGACGGGCAAGATGAAATATTACGTGGTATAAATGATATTTTAGATACCTTGAGATATAAAATTGAACAAAAAACTAAACAAAAAGAATATAAAAAACCTGAGATAGTTAGATAAAACTAAGTAATGCCTAAGAAAGGACAATACATTAGCAAAGAAGAAAAGAAAGAAATGGATAGAAAAGCCAGGTGGGGCTGTGTAGTCTGTAGGAAAATGGACATGTCAGTTATAACACCAGCACAAATCCATCACATAAGGAAGGGAGCAGGAATGGGACAAAGGGGTAACTCGACTATACCTCTTTGTTACCACCATCATTTATCAACGAAGTGGGGTATACATGGTATGGGCACGAAAGCCTGGACTAAGTTGTACGGCACAGAGCACGAACTTTTAGCATTTTATGAGGAACACAAAGATGAATAAAGAGTTGCTTACAATACTGGTACCAAAGACAGCGTCATTAGAAAAATCATCACACGCTCATGATTCGATAACACCTGAAGATGTTAATACTATCTTGTCTTATTCTAATCTTAACAAGCAAGAGTATAACTTTTTGTTAATGAAATTTATCAATGAAACATCATCAGAAAATATGTTTTACAGAAGCATACTGAGTTATTACAGAAACAGATACAAAGAGATTGATTATGATTTTTTAAATAAAATGGTAAACCTATCAATAATAGAATGTTGCAATCCAGTATGTCCTATCTGTCATGGAACTGGGGTTTTAAAAACGATGAACAGCATTAGTGTGTGTCCTCATTGCACAGAAGGAATATTTAATTTTACAGAAGATGTAAGAATGACTTTGTTGCAAGTAGATAAAAAACAATACGCTATTTGCAAAAAGAGATATGAGAGAATGGTTGAGCATATTAGAAATATTGAAACATCTGCTCTTTCAAAAATAGGAGATGTTGATGTATACTTCGAAAAGCTTAACTTTTAGTCGATCACAAGGGGTGGTCGGTATAAAGAGATGTTATAGCCAGGTAGGTACGACATACCTGCCTGGTACTTACAAAACATGAAAAAGAATTATTATGTTTACAGAGCGACCGTAACATTTAGTGGTGCTGTTAGTGCTGTTGATGAAATAGAAGCTATCGATAAGATTGTAAAAGATAGCGAGAGATTGCCTGAGATGGTGATGTTTAAACCAAGTGAAGTGAAAGTTAGAAAAGTACAGAAGAAACCTGAGAAAGGATTATACCATGACACGAAATACGAGCTTTAGTCAGGACGGTTATTTTAAAGTGGAAGGATTTGACAATGCTATTGTCGGTGTAACTGAATCTATCGAACCAAAAGTAGTTTACGACAAAGACAAGTTAATAGAAATTCTAATAACAGTAGATAAAATGACAGAGGAAGATGCGGTTGATTACATTTATCACAGCATTGCTCCCCTGGAACAAGTTATTGTAATTGACTCGTCAGATTTAGAAATAAAGTAGCCCTAGAATCTCTGTAATCGCTTTATTTTAGAGTGTGGTTGCCTATGGTATACCTTAATGTGTAACTCTTTTCCTTTTATTTAGGCTTACTCTCAGCTGTGTTTGAGTTCTGTTCTTCTTTAGGTGCAGTTTTCTCCATTACTTTCTTAAGTCCTGGTACTTTTTGACTTAATGTAGCAATTTTCTCTGCTAACTCCTGGTCATCTAGTTTTTTAAACTCTTCTTTTTCTACATTCAGATTAATATTCTGATCGCTCGAATAACCAGCCAGGTCTAATATCCTTTCTGCTGATTTTAGTTTACACATATCGTTAGCTGACTCACTCATAAGAAATCTTAACAAGTCTATTGAGTCTGAAGCAAAGCCTTCTAACTTGGTTTGGTTCTTTGCTTTTAAAGTTTCTGCGCGTTTAAGAATATCTGACGCATACTTGTCTTTTAGATAAACTCCCATTCTCTGAGAATCACCAGTCCACCCAGCTTTCTTTGCACTTGCTGTGGCATTACTGGCAGTATCTCCATTTGTAAAATAATCTACAAATAACTTTCCTTTTTCTGCATCTATTTTTTTTGGCATGATTACCTCAACGGGTTGTCTGATCTAGCTTTTATCTCATCTACTTTTGCTTTGAGTACGGCTATTTCAGCTTTGTTAATTGCTATGTCTTGTTCTAATGGTTTAATGTTTACCGCCTTTTGTGATTCGAGAACATCAACTCTTGTAATTAATTGTCCTTGATAAACAAAAAGCCCTGCTATTGTTATGACTAGACCTATGCCAGTCGCTATGGTTTTAATATCCACGAATCCTCCTTAAGTGTTCTTCTGCTCTAATTCTTTCATCTACCTTTTCCTGAACATTCTTTTGAAATCTTGTAACAGGGTCATCATAAATATTTTGATTTTGAGCATATAAATTTCTAGTATCAATATATTGTCTTGTTTCATAATAGTCTCCTCCGTCCATCTGTGGTTGTGAGTTAAACATTTCTGAATTAGTGTTGCCGTAATTGTCTACTGATATTTTACTTTGCATTGCTTTCGCTGCAATGATAGATGTAGCAATTAATCTTTGGTCTACACGCTTGATTGTTTCGTTTACTTTCTTTTCTATGTTTTCTATCGAAACAGTTTCAGCAGGTCTTCTAGTAGTTCCTTCGCTCCTGCTCTCTTCAATCGAGTCAGGTGTGCTTTGGTTATCTTCTCTTGACGAATCTGCAACTTCAGTTGTTTCATCTCCATCGTTATTATCTCTTGCTTCTGTTTCTCTGACAGTTTCATCACTTACTTCTTCTTCAGCAACGACTCTATCTTCTTCTTGAGGTTGCTCAACAACTCTATCATCTTCGATGGGAGCTGTGTCATTTTGAACACTAGACTCTTCTTGTATCTCTGCTCGTGTTCCTTCTGAACCTGCTTCTCTTTTTGACGAGCTTTCTTGTTCATCTGCTCTGCCCATTGTTGGTCGTTCTGTTCTTTCACTTGTTGCGACAGTCTCTTCTTCAACTGGTCTTGGTTCATTGACGCTTTCAAAGTCTGCGGGACTTTCTGATTCTCCTGGACTTTGGGCGATTGGCTCTTCTGCGAAGAAGCTTGCGATTTCTTGTATTCCTTCAACTGGTCCCTGGTTGTCGAAACTTTCTGTTGCTTCAAAGAAATTTTCTTCGATTTGGATTTCTGTTGCGACTTCCGAGAAGTTCTCTTGACTGTCATATCTTATCTCCTCACCTATAGTAGGTAATTCATCAAAGGTTTCTATCTGAGGTAGTTCTGCCATTTCGGAAAATTCTTCTACAGGTGGTGGTAGATTAAATATTTCTACAACTCCTGCGTTAATTTCTTCTACAGCTAATGTCTCTATATAGATTTCTTCGATAGGCATTAACATTATTTCTTGAGTATCGTATAACTCAAAACTAAATTCTTGTGGCTCATATTCTATTATCTCTATGTCAGCAACTTCTTCTATAAACTCTACTGCTGTAGCTATCTCTGTTTTTTGTGCTGTACTTAAAAATACTGGATTAGGTTCATAGTTTATAACAAGGGTAGGATTCTTTAAATCAACTGCTTGATGACTTAATGATTCTGAACTCTCTCTAAAATCAAACTTAACATTGATATTATAGTTTGTATTTATATTCATGCCCTCTATATAAGTAGATGTGTAAGTTTGATAGGGTGTAATTGCACTAAAAGCTACTGTTCTTTTTTGTGTTGTAACTGTGCCGTTACTAGCTGTAATGGTTTGAATCATATCTGTTTCACTAGATAAATTATTCCAATGCCATATGTCTGCGCCTAGTGTAGATGACCACCCATATTGAATTTGGTCTTCTGTTAAATGCTCAGACAAGCTTACATCTCTTTCAATGCTGTCGCCATGGTGTGCTGCAACAATACTGTTCCCATGATTATGTGATGGATCATTACATGTCCACTCGTTATGGTTAGAGTTATTGTTAAAAAATTGTTGGGGTAATAAATTATTTGTAGATTCTGCAAATAAAGTAATAGGGAACAACAAAGGTATCATGTATCTCATAACTTCAACGCTCCAACAGTTGTCTTGCGTTTGCTAATATATCTATCTTTGTACCATTGCTCAAACTCAGGTTGAAGATTCATGTATTGTACTATTTTTTTAGGTTCTACCTGCCCACTTCTTATACACTCAGCAACTTCTATAAAGTCTTTTTCTAATTCTTTATTCATAATACATACTCCATGACTGTGTGTAATATAAAAGCCGACAATAAAAATATGTTAAGTATATCTAAATCCATCATTCATATACTGGGGTTGGTACGCTTTGCTCATTACTGCCATATATTTGTATCGGTCTTAACTCTATACTTTTACTTGCACATGAAACAATAAAGCTAGTCATGATTATGATTGCTATGGTCTTCATTCATACTCTCTTTGTATTTTCTGTACTGTTCTACTTTGTCATCAGTTTCTTTGCTTGGGTTTCTTTTGACATAGCTTGTTTTTTTGGATTGCTCATAGCCACCAAGTTCTTCCCATCTTGCTTTTGCTTTTTCACCAATTAATCCATCTATTGGGCATGGCGTCCCTGCGTCCCACATTGACTGCCATACATTTTCTTCCTGACACATCAATGATATTGCTGCTACTTTCATGCCTAGTTTAGCTAGAACTGATGTAGATTTTCTTCTTTCACATTCTTTATCTACCATATAACTACCAAATGATCCTGAAAAACCAATGACAGTTACTCCTGCTGCGAGTGGTATAACACAGCTATCTTGCCCATAAACACTCATTCCAGGTGCAGAAGCCATATTGACAGGCGTTCTACTCGCTGCGTTAGAGGTTGAATTATTCGTTGTAGCATTAGTTGTTGAACTGCTACCTGATTGATAGGTGGTCGTAACATCTGAATTGTACCCTCCAGTGATAGCGGTTTGGCTTCCAGAAGTCGAGGTCTGAGAATTGGTAGTAGCCCCAGATGACGTTACATCGGCTATACTAGATTCGATACTCAATAAGGCAATAAGCAATGCAAGAATAATTAATGCTGGTGTTAACTTTGACATTTCCATTTTTTTAATTCCATCGCTTTACGTCTCGGCATAGTTTACTACCTTTCATGGCTCTTTTAACTACAAGCCTTTTTTTACCACTTTTTTCTTAGCAGTAGCTGATAAATCTTTAAGATGTACTACTGGTTTTGAACTCTTTGCCATATTATTTCCTCGTTAATGAACCACCAAAATATAATCCAATGATAGAAAATATAGTGTGTGATTGTAAGTTTGTTATATAAACTGTGTTGCCTGCTTCAAAGTATGATGTCTCATATACCTCACCAAATATCCACCAACCACTATCTGCTTCAGTCATTATTTGATAAGCGATATTAACATCAGTAAAGATTGGTGCAACGATTGGCACTACGATAATACTAAATACACACATCAGTGCTATCCAGCGTCTAGTGTGTTTTGTGTGTGGGTCTGATACTTCTCTTGCTTTGTCTGTTTGTTGAGCTGCAAATTCTGCACGTTGCATCAACATCTTTTCTCGATCTGCTTGTGCTTGTCCTTTCTGAGCTATGATAGACATAACTCCTCCTAGCACCGTCGAAGTTAACATAGAGAATAGCTCCATGGGTAGTCCCATCATGCGTTATAAAAATAGCCTCCAACTATTGCAGCTATACCACCTAGCCATGCTATAAATGTTATAGCACCCTTGCCTTTGTTAATTGATTCTTCTAGCTTGGTGATCCTGTCTTCTAGAGATACAATCCTATCTAAGATTTGTGAGTTAGTTACTGTTCTCATTTAGGATACTTATCTTTGACTGCTTTAATTGTTGATTTCCAACCATCAACACCATTGTGATAGATGTCATCTAGTTGTGCTTGAATACTTGGATATTCTTTTGCTCTTTTGTGTTGATATTCTTTTGCTTCATACTGAGTTGTTAGTTCNGCTAANTTAGTATTTATTTCACTTTCACTTGGTTTTGCATTTTCTGTATCATTCCATTCTAAAGTAGAATATTTATCTTCAATCAACATGAAAGAAGATGTTGGTCTTAATGAAACTATTGCATCTGTAAACTCAGGTTTTTTTATAAAATCCATAATATCCTCTATGTACTAATTGTTACTTTGCTTCCGTCTAATTCAAATACATGTAAATAAGAAGATGTTACTGCATGTTCTGAACTANNACTATTACTATCATTAAAACTCCTATTCAAAAACCATGAATTTCCTGATTCAGATTCTATTTGCACTCTATATGTTAATTCACTCGTTGAGTTTGGTGATAATATACATGAGCCAATAAAGTTTTGTGAGCCATTTAAATTACCTGCAATACATTTGAATGATGCTCTGTCTTTTGACCCACTAGGGTCACCGATACCAACTGCTGAATTATTTTCTGTAAATCTAAATGCACCTGTTGTATTTAATCCTATAGACCCTGTAGTTATTAATAATATTTTATTAGATGTTGATGCAGGTGTTATTGGTGCCTCTAAACCGATATTAGCAAAAGTACCTGAGCCTGTAGCATTTGCTGTAATTTCATCATGTGAACTTTTTATAATAAAACCACCTAATTGTGATGTAAGTGCTACTGTGCCTGAACTCGCAGGAATCGTTAGAGTATTAGTACCAGCAGCTGCTGGAACATCAACTGTTATTTGTCCTGAACTTGATCCTTTGATTACTAATGCCATTATTCTAATTCCTCATCTGTAGGTCTTGATTCTGTTGGATGATTCCATGAAGCTATAAAGTCTCCATTGCCATCT